CAGAGATAGCAATAATGATGTCGCCCTCTTTCTTCGCACCGTTGACCTTATAGCCCGCCGCAGTGCTTTTCGCGGTGCGCTTGATGTTGGCGGATTCGTGCAGGTTAAAGCCCATCACACGACCAATGATGCCTTCACGCAGCAGCTGATCGGTACCGGCTTCGTTCGCTTTGAACAGTACGGACTGTTTACCACGGATGGACGCCATCGCTTCGCCGCCCAGTACCATGCGCAGGTCAGTAGTTGGTGCGCCGTTATCAGTCAGCACCTGGCGAGCGTTCGCCGCATCAGACAGGTCGTCTTTGACACTGAAAGGTGTATCTTTTGGAGCACCAACAGCGCGGGAAGACTTGTAAGCCAGCGATGCCAGGTCAGCATCCATTTCGTTGCTCAGTGCGCGGAACGCCTGAGAAAACTGGTCAGCCAGGACAATGTCATAGGTGCCTGATGGCCCGATGGCAAGCTGCTCTTCACCATTCCATTTGACCGGGGCCATTTTGGATTTGGTGATTTTGACGTCCACAGTACCAATGTTCTGATCGCCGTCGTTTGGCGCGGTTGCCGCCGGGGTGATATCAACGGTGGTGGTTTTTGGTGCCACCGGTGCGGTCACGGTCTGGTCTTTAGCCGCGGCATCGGCTTTGGCGTTACGGGCCACCGCCGGGATAAAGCCCACCTGCTCGCGGGATACCCGATTCAGGGCGGTGAAGATGGTTGGGATGAGGCCAGTGAGGGTATTGGACATTCAGGTTTCCTTTCGGTTAATCAACGATGCTTGTGCCGCCGCCAATTACCGTTTGTTGTTCAACTGGCGGTAAGGCGTCGAAAGCAGCGCGTTTCATGGTTTTCTGCCCGGCCTGATGCTGCGACTGGTGGGAGCCACCGCCGCTGTTGCCGGACGCTTTGAGGATGTAGTCTTTCTGCGGATGCAACTCGACCAGAGATTCCAGCGCTTCATCGAAGCCAGCCAGTTCGCCGGGTTTGGTGCGGGAGAACACTTTATTGCCCTGCCCGTCGTAAGCCACGACCTTGCCGTCTTCAATTTTGAAGTTCTGGCCGAAGTGGGAACGCACGAACTCAGCCGGGATCGCCATCTTTTCGGAGATGAACTTCGAACCACCGAAGCGGCCGCCGATCATCTCGTCGTAGAGCTGGGTTTCGAGCTGTTTGGTTTTGCCGTTCGCTTCGTCCAGCTGCTGCTGGAATACCTTGGTGATCTCGGCCTTCACCTGGTCAACGGCGCCAGCGTCGATCAGCTTCTTCTGGTCGATTTTGGTCATCATCTCCAGGGCCTCGAGCGCCTTGGTCGGGTCGGAGATGCCAGCGAATTTCGCGAGACTGGCTTCCGCCGCCTCCTTAGCTTCGCGGTGAGTTTTAGCTTCACCATTCAGGGAGGTGATTTTGGTCATCGCTGCGGCTGCATCGAACGGGAACTCTTTGCCGTCATCATGGACGTACACAGGCATACCGTTTTCAACAACCACATTTCCGTTAGCATCGAGTTTGAGTTTCATTGTTTTGCTCCAGCCTTCCGGCCATTGGTTGTGGGTCATCCGACCCGGTCACCGCGTCGCATCCGCTCAGCGGCAGGCATAAAAAAGGCCGCCCGGAGGCAGCCTGTTAGATAAATTCGACGGTTACTACGCCGCGCAGTTTGCGGGTATAGACTTCATCGCGCTTTCGCTTGTGGACCCGAATTGGGTATGGGTAAAAGCATGCGATTCCTCGCTTAACATCCGCCCATATGCAGCGTTTGACCTCGTTGCCGTTAACGAACACTCGGCGCTTACCGCGGCCATCACCCACATGGTGAAAATCGTTGTTGCGCATACCCTACCCCTCAAACGCCGACGCATCCACGCGGCGCAGTTCGTCCAGGGTAAGAAACTCCCCGGCATCATTGAACATTTCCGGCACGGTGATTTTGCCGTCACGGAGCATCATGGCGCGGGTGACGCCCAGCACCTGTTCCTGCCGCGCGTATGGTTGCCGGGTAAGCCAGTCGGCATAGCTGGTGTGCGCTGGCACCTGCCCGTCCATCGAGGCACGTGTGGCGCTGCTCAGCTCGCCAGAGGCTATCTGCAGCTCGTCCCACGACTTCGTGATCAGGATTTCGCCGGAGCGACAGCAGAAGTGGATTTTGCCGGGGCCGCGCAAATACGGCACCACATGCCCCAGCGGCTTGCCGTCGAGGGTGTAGAGCTTGCGGTCGCGGATGATGCACCACTGACTGGTATGCGTATCCAGCGTGGATGACCACTGCTTGGCCTTGACGATATCGCTGTTGGCCTGGGCAAACTCCTGCCGCGCCGTAGCGGCCATATGATTCACTGCGGTGCGGGTCACCACCGCCAGGTCACGCCGGGATCCATTGATCACCCCATCTTCCCGGTTAAGTTTTGGCGTGCCGGCAACGCGCCGGACAATCTGTTCTACCGTCTCGCCCTGGAGGAAGCCGGAGCGCACAGCATTGGTGATTTTGTCCAGCCGGTCGGCTTCAAGCTTCTGGCCCCACTCCTTCAGCAATCTCCCCTGGAACGGCTGCGCTGCTGCTGCGGCGTAGACCTGCTCTGGTGCAATGCTCTGCAGCGGAACGTGTTTCAGGATCTGCTTCGGGATGATGCTGCTGAACAGGTCCAGCTGATACCCGGCCTCATATTCAACGTAGCGCGTCAGTTCCCGCGCCAGAGCATCATTGACCGGTTCGTAGGCCTGTTGGTTCAGGTCGCGTACGCCAGCCAGAAGCGAAGCCAGACGGCGGGCGCTGTAGGTGTCGGCACGCTTGCCGTCCAGCAGCACCAGAAGCCTGGCCGCCAGGTCGGCATCCAGCTTGTTCAGCAATGCCACCATCCGCCGGGCGACGCCATTACCATAGCGAGTCACATACAGGCCATGCGCTATCGTCTCATCCTGCAGGCGGTCGTTGACGGTACGGGCCATATCACACCTCTTCTGCTGGTGGCTCAATCAGCGAGGCCGATTCAGTCAGTAGTTCATCCAGGACCTTCTCAGGGTCGGCATCAGCATCAATCAGGTTGAGCTTCTGCAGGGCTTTAATGGCATCAATACGACGGAGGTCACCACCCTGACGCAGGGACTGAATAGCCAGCGCCGCCGGAGGGTTGAACTCTTTCGACTCAACGTCCAGTTCAGTGCGGACATCGACACTGCCGCCGTCTTTCTCCCCGATGTACTCGGCCATGATTTGCAGGATGTTGTCGATCGCGTCTTCCAGGCTGGTTGCCATGGTGTAGAGCGGGGACTGCTCCTGCATCTTCTCTTCTGAGGTCTGGTCTACGGACTTGGTCGAGGTATTGTCGGTGCGCAGCAGCTTCGCGCCCGCCTGGCGCATCTGTTCCACCAGCTCAGCCAGCGACTCTTTGCCCGCGCCGATAGATGAGCCGGTATGCTCGACGTATTCGAGGCCCTGCTCCTGTCGATTGTTAAAGCTTGCCGCAGAAGAGGAACCAATCACCAGCTCCTGCCCTTCCTCCAGCCCGAACACGGTGAGGATCGGCACCCGGGCGACGTGCAGGATGTTGTCCTGCTCGCTCTGGCTCTGCCAGTGCTTGACGTTCAGCAGCGCCATGTTGAGCAGCGGCGGTGAGCCGCACATAAAACCGGTGCGTTTGGTGTAGAGCGTGACCAGGGTGATGTCCCGGCGGGAGGTCTGCCATTCGTCATGCAGCGCCCAGCCCACCTGGCCATCAGTACCAGTGGCCTTGCGGTAAATCTGCACCTGCCCGGGCGTCAGCAGTCGAATCTGCTCGACCTTTGTCTGCCCGAAATCGTCACCATCCTCGACCACCACCTCTTTGATGCGCAACTCGGTGAGCGCAACCTTGCCGCCCATCATTTTTGACTTCCAGCCGATCACCTGGCGGGGATTCAGCATCGTCACGTACGGGCGCGCGCCTGTGGCTTTCTCATCAGCCTTGGTCTTCACCTGTTCAGCGTCAACGCGAGGATAATCCACCAGCGCATGTGACAGGCCATACTGCATCGCCAGGCTGAAGAACGCCTGCGCCCAGACATCGAGGCGGGTACCTTCAAGATCCACATTCTTCGCGAACTCACGAAGCTGGTCCGGGACGTTCTCGCCCAGTTGGATGGGCTCAGCGAACACGCGCCCAACGTTCTGGTTAATGGTCTCTTCGTATGCCGGCAGAAGCGTGGCGACAGCCAGGCGCTTTTTGTAGTCGTCTTTGTCTTCCTTCGGCCAGCGTGGCAGATAGGCCTCGCCCAGCTGGCGCATATACAGCGTGCCGCCCATCAGGGCGTCGTTGATGTCCCACGCCTGCACCATGTTCCCATAGTCCAGATTGGGTGTTGAAATATCAGGCATGGGGTTAGAGCCTCAGACTGGTGACTTTGCCGACTTTCTTCGGCGGTGAATGCAGGACGGCGTATCGCGTGCCATCCCAGTCGTGATCTTCCTGCTGGGTGTCTACATCGTCAGGGTTCTTACTGTCGCGAACGAGCACCGGAACACGGCTTATCCAGCCCCGACAATAGTCAAACACGTAGAATGCTGGCTTCTCTGGCATGCCTGACTCCAGCTTTTTACCTTCAATGACTGCTTCCAGCATGTCAGCAAACAGGGCCGCGCCGTTCACGCGCGATCCCGGTTTCTTGTTGGATGGAACCCACTTAACGCCCTGCGATTCCATCTTCTGGGCAATGGAGAGTTCGTCATCGCCGGTGTTGTAGATAGCCCCGTCAGCCGGGCCGGGTAGAACCTTCTTGCAGATGCCGGGCATGATGTTCAGTTGCCCCTGAGTTATCCCGTTGAGTTTTATCTCTTCGGGCTCAGCAAGCTCTTCGCCCACCAGCCGCTTATCCACCCACGCCACGCCCTTAGCGACGTTTGTGGATGACATATTCAGGCCTTTGTTCAGCTCATCCGGAGGACAGCCGTACCACTCACCAATCAGGATTAGCGACCCGGCAGGCGGACAGAACTGGCGACCATCCGGCAGCTCTGCGGCGGTACCATCAGCTCGCGCCCACCAGAGGTTGGAGAACGGTTTCGATTCTCCCCAGTCGTGGGAGCGATCAACCGTCCAGCTATCCGGGATGCGGAACGGCTTAATGACGTGATGCGAGGCATTCCACAGATGGTCAAATCGCCCGCCGCTGGTGACATCCCATGAGCCCTCTACCCAAGCCTTCCGGCGGTTCGGGTCTTTGATGGCCATCAGCGTTGCGATGTACTGCGGATCGAGATACGGGTTCTCTTTGAACGAGCCGTGAATCGCAACACGAGTAAGCGTCACATCTTCTTCGCGCTCGGTTTGAGGGTTAAATACCTTCTGTGTTTCGCGAATGATTGTGCCGCGCGGCGCTGGCTCGATGAAGCGCTTCTTAACCCAGGTGTGGCCGATGCCAAACGGGTTCGTGGTGCTGAACGTCTCCAGGGGGATCGGCTTGAGCAACGAGCCATCATCGCGCGGATAGTTTTCTGGCCGGAACGATGAGCGCCGACAGGAGAACATCATCTCGTAGAACTCACCCGACTGCTGCTTTGTCAGTTCGTTAAAGCCGATGAACGGGAACTCCTGGCCGTGATAATCCCAGTAATCGCCCTCTTCTTTCCCGAATCGGAACAGCAATTCTTCGCCAGTTGGCCACACCCAGCGCAGCTCGGATGCTGACGCCAGATAGCGCGCGCCGTCGTTAAACAGGCGATACATACGCTTTGACTGGGTAATGATGTCGGTGAGGTTTTTATACTCAGTATCGAAGATGACACCGCGCCAGAATGAACCATAGCCTAAACCAACCAGGCGACGGAAACGCGCCAGCTGCGCGGCAGTCTTGCCCGGCCCGCGCGTTCCCTCGTAGAGAATTTCGTTACAAGGGCAGCTCAGAGAGAGCGATTGCGATCCCGGCAAAGGTTTCCAGACGGCTTTGTAATTCATCCACCAAGAACCTCGCTCTGCTGCTTCTGCGCTGCCGCTTCCCAGCTATCCACGTTATCGCTGGTCGGAACCAGCATGACGTTATGGGTCGCTATGACTTTCTGTTCAACCTGCTCTTTGAAGGCCTGCACACGAACGTGCTTGCCAAGCAGCTCGAGGTTCTTCACCTTGTCAGGCCACTTTATCTTCTTGAGCAGCGCGGCGGTGTTTTCCTCGGATGCCATCTCCATGACCTCCAGACCTGATAGCGTCGTGCGCCAGACCTTCGGCCAATGAGATACGGGCTTCAGTTCTCCGGTCGAAGTCAGGATGTCGAGCACGTCCATCTGATCAATCTCAACGAGACGATTAAGGACGTATGTCGCATTTATACCAACTAGATCATTGCGTTGCGTTTTTAGTTCGGCAATTCTGGATTGGATGTCAGGTTTTGACAGGTTTTCGTGCGCGGTACGGTTCGCTGTCTTCACGCTGTACCCCGCCCGAATAGCCGCTTGCGTGGCGTTTAAATCGATGAGGTACTCGCGACAGAACATATCTTGTTTGTCGGTGAGTGCCATTTAAATACCTTTGGGAGATGCCTATGGGCAACGTAAAAATTTACGCTGGCTTGGTTAACGGCGACCTCATGCCAATCATTGAAGACAGAACTTCAGAAGAGATCGTTACCGCTTTCACAGGCGACGATACTGGAGCGCCGCCAACATCTGTGACGATTGAGGTGATTACCGACAGTGGTTCTAAGGTCACAATTTACATACCAAACAGTTCTGCTGATGCAAGTGTTACGGTTGACGGGAAAAGTGTTTAGCCCTGTATTCATTGCGATTGGAGCGCGCGTGGCCGTGACATTAAAGTACGTATAAACGAGCTAGATTTTATCGATTCGTTCAAGGCATCGGTTTTGCTCGCTATTTTGTGACAACTCTCAGCAATAGTATGAAATAGGGGTCGTATGAACGCATTAAGTTTCAAAGGGTGTAATTTTACCAACAATGGCATAGGCATCTCTGTACCCAAAGGAGCCATAATAAAAGCGGAAGACACTGCATTTATAAACAACGGTACCGCCGTCGAGGTTAGGGATGATATACCGCCGGAGATTTCTGCTCTTTTTGCTGAAGGTGTTAACAAGAAAAAGCTCATTGAGCTGTTAGACACTGTCCGTCGAAACGATAACCCAAGTCATGACTTTGT